ATACACTTACAGAGATTATAAGTAACATTACTTGGCGACACCAAACTATAAAGAACATGATCGAATGGAAAAAATTTCAGTCCGGAAGTTAGATCACTCTAACTTACATATACAATGTGAAAGCGGTACTGCACAAGAACTAAACGAATTTTTTAGTTTCTATGTTCCCGGATATAGATTCATGCCGGCCTACCGTAATAGGGTTTGGGATGGAAAGATTCGTTTGTATAATAGAAATACAGGTGAGCTTCCTGCAGGATTAATTCATCACCTGGTACAATTTAGTAGATCCAGAGATTACATAATTAACCCGATTAAAACTAATTATGGATTACCATATGAAGAGGATAAAATAGATGGTAGAGATATTACTACTTTTTGTGAATCTCTTCTTCTTCCTTTTAACCCTCGCGATTATCAAAGGGTGGCTGTAAAACACGGTTTAGAAAAGAAAAGAGCAATTTTATTATCGCCTACCGGATCTGGTAAATCGTTTATTATTTATTTACTAATGAGGTGGATTGAAACTAATCAGTCTGGAAATATATTAATTATTGTTCCTACTACTAGTTTGGTAGAACAATTATACCAAGACTTTAAAGATTATGGATATGACGTAGAAAATAATTGCCATAGAATATATTCTGGTAAAGATAAGAATACAGATAAACGTATAGTTATTTCAACTTGGCAATCAATTTATAAATTACCCAAACCGTGGTTTGAACAGTTTGTTGCTGTCTTTGGTGATGAGTGTCATGGATTTAAATCTAAATCTCTTATGACAATTATGAATAAGTGTACCAAAGCACCTTACAGGTTTGGAACAACAGGAACATTAGATGGAACTCAAACACATGAGCTGGTCCTACAAGGACTCTTCGGTAGAACTTTTAAGGTCACCACTACAAGAGAATTACAAGATGACGATACTCTCGCAAGGCTCGAAATTAAACGAATCGTACTTGACTATGCAGAGAAAGTACGTCAAGAATTTGGTAAGAGAACATATCAGGATGAGATCGACTACATCGTATCACATGTGGGCAGGAATAAATTCATTCGGAACCTAGCGGTCGACCAAAAAGGTAATACGCTTGTTCTTTTCAATTACGTAGAAAAACATGGTAAACCACTATTTGATTTAATTGAAGAAAAGGTAGATGAAGACAGAAAAGTCTTTTTTGTATCTGGAGAAACAGATACAATCGATAGAGAAGCTATTCGTGGCATAGTTGAAAAACAAAAAAACGCGATTATTGTAGCATCTCTTGGAACGTTTTCAACAGGCATAAATATTAAGAACTTACATAATATCATATTTGCATCGCCAAGTAAATCCCAAATTAGGGTGTTGCAAAGTATTGGAAGAGGTTTGAGAAAGAGTGAAAATGGTAAAGCAACTACGCTTTACGACTTAACTGATAATTTAGGATGGAAAGCTCGTAAAAACTTTGCATTGCAACATTCAGAGGAAAGGTTAAAGATCTATGAAAAAGAAAAGTTTAACCACAAAAGCTATAAAGTTGATATTAAATGACTGACATTAAACAATTTAAATTAACAAATGATGATGAAATTATCTGCGAGGTAATCCAGTGGGATGAACCTGAAAATTCCGCAATGCTAATACGTGCTGCAATGCGAATTGTCTTAATCGAGGATTTTAAAAGAGGTGTTAGATTCTATGCATTCCGACCATGGATGGGATTTAGTGATGATCCTAGTATATTACAAACATTAAACTCAGCACATATTATATGTGAAGCTTCTCCTTCCGATGAAGTTTTAAAGCACTACAGTGGCACAATAAAGAAAATTAAAAGCGCGCTTGTCAAAAGAGATATGCCTTTAGATGAAATAACTGACAAAGCAGAAAACATGTCAGATGAAGAATTTGACGAGTATTTAGCCCAATACCTACAATCGGAAGAAGATGTTTTTGATCCAGATCTTTTTACTCCTGATTCCGACGAAAATACAAATGTAATTAAGTTTAAACCAAAAGGAACTATGCACTAATGTCATTTCTCGTACATCCTTTGGAACCTATTCCAGTATACGTTCGTAAAGAATACCTGTACGATTTAGAATATGGCCATGGGGAATTTACTCCTGGTGTTTGGATATCTGTTAAATCTGTACAATATAAAGCACTTTATTTTGAAACACTGCTTACAGACTATGGTGCACTTTTTGATAAGTTACCAATTAGTGCTTTTGTTTGGAAAACTGATCACGGTGATTTACTTCCGTTAGACGTCTTACAGTTATGGGATTGCTTTGATTATCATTTAACAGTCATTAGTAAACCTTTACTAAGTCGGTGTGAGTTTTTCGGTAAAGATAAAAAAATGCACGCCGGAGAATATCTTTTTACAATAGACAATGCTCATCCGGATAAATCCATACTGGATATTAACTTTAGTGAACATGATCCAGAACATAAAAGTTTTAATGTAATACAATTGGATAATGGACAATTTGCTTTACAACCTAACAATAGAATAATTTGGCGGGACTCGAGTCTTACGCCTGAAAATTTAAAACAGCCAGATTTTAAAGTATGCACACAAAACTATTCGGTAGAAATAGAACCCAAATGGTCTGTTGGACATACTGACGAATGGCAATATAAAACGAAAGACGGCGGGTAATCTTTCCCCTCCTGAATCGTTATACTAATTATACCATAAAAAAACATATTTGTACACCACTAATTTTTCAGTTAAAAATAAAATATAATGGTGTACAAATTAGCTGTAGGATGGTATAATACTCATAATGAAAGGATTTAGTGATGGCTCGAACTAAAAGAAAAAGCATACATTATGTTAATAATGCAGAATTTTCCCAAGCCGTTGTTGATTATGTTACACTAGTAGAACAGGCTAAAAAATCCCAAACAACCATTCCAAAAGTACCAGATTACGTGGCGCAATGCTTCTTACGTATCGCCGAGGGTTTGTCTCACAAAGCCAACTTTATTCGCTACACCTATCGCGAAGAAATGGTTATGGATGCGGTTGAAAACTGTCTGAAGGCAATTAGTAACTATAATCTTGAAGCAGCAACACGTACTGGTAAACCAAATGCCTTTGCGTACTTTACACAGATTTCTTGGTTTGCTTTCCTCCGGAGGATTGCAAAGGAAAAGAAACAGCAAGATGTTAAAATGAAATACTTGACACAGTCTGGTATTGAGAACTTTATTATTAATGACCATGGCGATGAAATGAGTCAACAGGTAGTTGATGCCTTTGTTGATACACTACGTGATCGTATTGATAAAGTAAAAAGTCAAGATACACTCATTAAAGAGTATGCAAAGACTGAAAAGAAAAAAAGAACGATTAAAGTAGATTCTGATCTGAGCGAGTTTTTAGAATGAGAATTTTAGTCATGGGATTATCTGGTTCTGGTAAATCATACTTATCAGAAAGATTACAGAAACATCTTAATTGTGTATGGATTAATGCTGACACGATAAGGAAGATGACATCAGATTGGGATTTTAGTTATGAAGGAAGAATAAGACAAGCAAAGAGGATGAAATATTACTCTGACTTTGAATTAGACTTCAATAAAAATATTGTCATATGTGACTTTATATGTGCCATAGAAGATATGAGAACAATACTTAAACCAGACTATGTTATTTGGATGGACACAGTTAAGTCAAGCAAATATAAAGATACGGATAACGTATTTGAACCTCCTTCATTGATAGATAGTAGAATTGATCATTTCTTAAACGACAAAGAAATAGAATTAGAAGCGAAAAAAATTACTAAACTGCTTAGCAGTTTAATGTTAGAATATGAAGATGGCGTTAGGCCATTAACCATGGATATATAATAATAAATGAAAATAGCTATATTGAATGATACACACTGTGGCATTCGAAACTCTTCTGAGATCTTTCTGAATAACGCAGCAGACTTTTATAGTAATGTATTCTTTCCCGAATGTGAAAAGCGTGGCATCCGGCATATCTTACATCTTGGTGACTACTATGATCACCGTAAGTTTGTTAACTTTAAAGCTCTCAATCACAATAGAAAACATTTCTTAAACGAACTAAGAGAACGTGGTATGACCATGGACATTATTCCTGGTAACCATGATACGTATTATAAGAACACAAATGATTTAAATTCATTAAAAGAATGTCTTGGTCATTACATGAATGAAATCCATATTATTATGGAGCCAACTGTAATGGAATATGGGTCATTAAGGATTGCCTTACTTCCTTGGATATGCCAAGAAAACTATGGACAGTCTATGAAATTCATACAAGAATGTAAAGCTGATTGGCTAGGTGCACATCTAGAGTTACATGGGTTTGATCTTCTAAGAGGCGTACAATCGCATTCAGGCCTGAACCATAAAATCTTTGATAAATTTGAATTGGTTCTAACAGGCCACTTCCATACAGCATCTCGGCAGGACAATGTATGGTATCTTGGAAGCCAGATGGAGTTCTTCTGGTCTGATGCAGCTGATCCTAAATTTTTCCACATTGTTGATACTGAAACAAGAGAAATCGAAAAAGTAAGAAATCCTTATACTTTATTCGAAAAAATTGTTTACAACGACGAGAAAATGGATTATAATACATATGACGTTACAAATCTATCTAAGAAGTTTGTCAAGGTTACAGTTGTTAACAAGAACGACGCTTTCCTTTTTGAAAGGTTCATTGATCGTATTCAAAGCCAAGATATCTACGAACTCAAGATTGCAGAAAACTTCCAAGAGTTTATTGGCGAAAACGTAGACGTTGAAGGTCTGGATGTTGAAGATACATACAAGCTTGTCGAAGACTATATTGACGGCGTTGATACTGACCTTGAGAAAGATAGGATTAAGATAAGTATGCGCGAACTTATGACGGAAGCACAGGCTTTAGAAATAGCATGATTCTTTTTAAATCAGTTAAATATAAAAACTTTCTCTCGACAGGAGATAAGTTTACAGAGATCAACCTCAATCAAACAAAATCGACGTTGGTTGTAGGACAGAATGGTGCGGGTAAGTCCACAATGTTGGACGCTATCTCATTCGCTCTTTTTGGTAGACCGCACCGCAACATCAATAAGCCACAGTTAATTAATTCAATTAACCAGAAGGCGTGTGTTGTTGAGGTTGAATTTAGCATTGGGAATTCTGACTTTAGAATTGTACGTGGCATTAAACCAGGAATCTTCGAGATCTGGAAAAATGGTACTATGATTAACCAGTCTTCCCATGCTAAAGAGTACCAGAAGATCCTCGAACAAAATATCCTCAAACTAAATCATA